CGTCGAGGTTTTCCTCAGAACGACTCTCTCACTACCCAGCACCTTAATCAGGTTCCTCGTGTCTAGCCGCTTTCAGGGCAACCTTGGAAAGGTCTCTTGTCTAACCGCGAAGTGGAAGGTTCCGCCCAAAATTGGGAACCTGCATCAGGTTCGCCTGTCTAGCCTAGAAGAGGGCAAAAAAAAAGAGAGAAAAAAAGCGAACAAAAAAGAAACTTTTAAAAAACCCTTAAAAAGCTTATTAAGTGCTTTATATAAGAGTATCACAAATAACCTCATAAGACGCTTTTTACTGTAAGAGCTTTTCGCCTGTTAGAGCTGAAAAGCTCAAAGAGAAAAAAGACGAATTAAAACTTGACACATGTATTTATATAGTGTATACTTAGCTATGACAGTTTAATAAACGTAACATAACGCATGCGTGTAGCATGCAGAGAGTGAGCGAAACATGAAAAGCAAGAAGATAGTAAAGCGTATAGAAGATGCACGTAGTCGAGAGCGTGAGCGTGTACTGTATGATTTTGATAGCAAAAAATTTGTTATTAATGTCAGCACAACGTTTAACGATAACAAAGTGAGTATAGCAAAAGCTGATATACTTGCATTGATTGCGCATGTCAATGATAAGCATGTTTTTTATGCTTATGTCAATAAGAGTATAAAGCTTTTGCGTCAGTTAGAGTGCGATGCACAAGCAAGAAAAGAACAACTTTGCAAAAACACGCAATACGATTCACGCAAGAAACTGATTGCTATTTGTCAGCATATAGCACTCAGCGTGTTAAAGCAAAAGAGCAAGAGCAAGAGCAAGACAACAAAACGCGTGAGCAAGAAAATATCAAGTAAATAAAATCTTGATATATTAAACTGTCAAGTGACAGTAAGAGAAGTTTTCTTACTGTCACTTTTTTTTGTTTAAAGTTGTAGAAAGGATACATGTTTTTTCTGTAGCGGAACTAGGTCTCCAAGAATGCCTCAGCAAATCCTCATTATCATATATCCAAAAGTGTCACAGAGTGTACTCTCTCCGGAAAATATAAAAAAATACCAGGATGAGTTTAACTTTATAGCGACGAGGAAGGGAGAAAGTACTTGACAAATGAGGTTTTATGTGATATACTAGATACATGATATTAAAATTCCTAGATACACTACTGTCTATTATACTAATTCTGTCAGTGCAAATAGCTGGTCTGATATTTGTGGCATTCATCTGCGCACTCCCGTTCTTGTTTGTCTTTGGAGTCATATTCGTGATATGTCAGATGATAGGAGCTGTACTGTAAGGAGGTAACATGTTTGATATTCTACTCAATATATTCTTTGCGATAGTCATTCTATGGATCAGCATTATGATGTGCTTTGCACTTGTCCTGTGTTCGCAGGTCATGTGGTACGAATGGAAGCATAGAAATGATTAATCGTCCACCGTTATTCCATAAGCTTCGACAGAAACCCTTCTTTTATAACATCCTCGAACCATACACCCACAGGCATGTACAACATTGAGAGGTCTCTCGTGGACGTCCATCGTTCAGGTCAAAGTTTATAATGTGTGCCAGGATCTGCGTGGCGCTCATAGCGCTCGTGCTTGGAGTACTACTGCTGTCAATGCTTATCTACTACCAGGGGGTTATATGACGACTGAGCAATGGAAACACCTTACGACTGAAGACCTTGATAAGCGTGTAGAAGTCACTTGGATCGACCCACAAGCTACCGTCAGAGTGCTTCTATCTGAATTCATACTGAACCCATGGCATATTGAGAAGACTATTGGCTATGTGAAGCACGCCAGCGACCAGCTCTTGGTAATCAGTCCCTCCATGAGTATTGAACTCTCAGACGATGAAATGGACTGTTATTCGATACATACAGCGTTGATTATAAAGATAGAGCGTATAACATGAAGGGATTGTGCTTAACTGAGTCACCTTACAACTGGGAGATAGTAGAAGGGATTATGAAGATTATGGAACATGTAGTGAGAACTCGTCAGCCTAATGAATTTGGGGAGAAATTCTCATGCTTCCGCGGTGAAGGGGTAATAGCGAAAGACATTTATGATTATGTCAAAGAGCACAAAGAGGAGATTACGTAATGCATAAAGAACAAGCGCAAGCATTCAATCAGGATATAAGTGAGCAGATACAGGTGTTACGCGATAAACTTGTATCGAAAATGCGTGTTCGGGTCGTAGAAAGAATAGAAGGTGGCCGTCGGCAAACGGTCGAAAGCTTTGACACAGACTATATCAACTTTGATGATTCCAGCTTGTTATATAAAGACTTACGTGCTAAATACAGTGATGTAAAGCAGTTCTTTGTCGTGTTAGAGCCGATAGAGGAGCGTAAGCGTTCAGTGCAGGTGGTACTGCCACGGAGAACTGATGACGAGAGAGACCCACCTTCCAGCATGAAGACACCTGACGGAGTAGACCCATTCGCGGAAGCGTAAGTATGTAGTAGACAATTAATAGTAGTAAGGAGCCTTGACGGGCGTTGATTTGCAGAAATGTAGATTGACGCTCTTTTTTTTGGAGGTATAATGACGAAACGAATGCATGATATAGAACGACAGCGGGAGCTGAAACGATTGATTGACGAGCAGAGCGATGACCTATCATCAAGCATCATCTTCCCTGAACTCATACGTCCAATACGACCTGAGGTACTCGTGGGACTTAAGCTCAAAGAAAAGGCAGCACTTATCCTAAGTGTAATAGCCTCAATGACTAACGAGGAAATTGGCGAGATAATGCACTGCAATGAGTCTGACGTAAGATATTGCAAGAGAATGGGTTACAAGAAGTTACATGAAAAATACGATGGTTAAATTGGCGATTTTCGCAACCTTATGAGAGGTATTATGTATAAATATCGTTATAGCAGGTTTAAAGTAGCGTTTTATCAGTTGCTTGAACTCGACGATGATACGCGCACAGAAATCAAATTTCTTAACACGATGCAGAAAAAAGAGGGCTGTGGCTGAAATAAGTCATAATACGGACTAAGGCACGTTGCCGGCGGGGATTACTTGCGTGAGGCTAACAGTGTAGCGCAAGTAGTTGACGCAGAAAAAAGGAAAGCAAAAAGATAATCTTTCCCGTAACGGTCACGTCAGTTACACTCACACAGAGTGCAGATTACTGACGCGCATAGGTAAAGCAACAATCCTATCAGCTCTCAATTATACTATGACAAACATACTGAAACAACTCACGGAATTCGCTGAAACTCAGGCAGAGAGACGAAATGTAGATAAACAAATATTCGTCTGGGCGGTCTTATGTTTTTGTGATTTTATACGCAAGCACGGGTACGAGCTTGTATACAGGGGGAAGAAGCATGAAAAACAGAATATTCGGGAAGCAAAACGGTCCGGAGAATCCAGTGCCACCCTTTGATGGCTATCAAAAGTTTGTGCTTGGTAAACGACAGTCTGGACCTGACTTGAGACAGAAATTTTTCTTCTTACTTGGTTTATTCGCCTTCTGGGTCGTGCTGAGCGTTGGATTTGCTTATGCATTGATGATTCTCTTACAATCCATTGCTTTTATACCAAAAAGCTTTAGTATCTCAGTTCTTGATATACTTAAAATACAATTAATCTTTACTATTATATGGGCTATCAAAAAAGCGTTTCCATTGATGTGAACTATGGCTGACAAACTTACGTTCCAGACACATCCATTGAAGAATGACATCATCGCAAGATGGGATAACGGCGAGAACAACACTCAAATATACAATTGGCTCAAGAAAGAGCATCTCACGCTTGTTATAAGTCACGCCACGCTCTGTAAACACTACGCTCGCTATGCTTTTAATAAGAAACACGTTGAATCCGCAGATATACAACGCATGGAGCGCGAAAAGAAGAAGAAAAAAGAGGTTCCCATAGAAGTTATCTTGTGGGAAACGATACAGCAGTGTCGAAAAAAGAAAAAAGACACCACTATCTCAGTAAAAGATTGGCAATACTTAGACCAACAGCTTCAAGCGGCAATTGAGAAACTGATGCGCATCAAGACTGTTTCTGGCGATGAACGCGACATCAGTAGCTTTCTGGCTGAGGTTTTCTCTAAACTTGAGGCGGGTCATGATGTTGAGCTTGCAGACATCAAACCTAAAGAATTGACTGATGACGAGAAGCTTAAGATTGCCCAAGGAGTAGACAGTGAGGATAAAGTGGAAGCCCCAATACCTCCCGAAACTAGCTGAGGGATTATTTCAGTTCGAGGGTCATCCATTCATTCTATACCCTTATCAGGCTGAGTTCATGCTCGACCCAGCACATTTTCGTATCGTGATGAAGGCTCGACAGCTTGGAATGTCATGGGTTATCGCTCTTGAAGGTCTTTTATTCGCACTGACACATCCATACGTTACAGTTTTGTTTATATCTTCTGGTGAAGAAGCAGCCAAGCGTGTTTTGAATTACGTATACTCATTTTTACACAGCATGCCATTTCCGGCACAACTCTTGAATCACTCCATGACTGAGTGCAGATTCACGAATCAGTCACGCATCGTCAGTTTGCCTAACAATGATAGAACTGTTCGTGGATATAGAGCACATAAGATTTATCTTGATGAGTTTGCGGCATTGATGAACGACAAAGAGATTATAGCCGCTATACAGCCCTCTATCTCGCGCGGCGGAGATATGACAATATTATCATCACCACGTGGAAGAGCGAATCAGTTTTGGGATATATGGGATAACCCTGACTCAGGATACTCACGACATCAGATTGAATGGTGGAAGTGTCCTGATGTAGCATATCGCACAATGATTAAATTGATGCAGAAGACAATGCTTGACTTAGATTTTCGTCAAGAGTATTGTTGTGACCCATCTGTCAGCGATATGGCATTCTTTACGCGTGAGTTGTTACGAGAAGTTGTTAATCCCCAAGCACAGTATCGCACACGACTTGATACTCAAAATCAAGTTGTTATGGGAGTCGATTTCGGGAAACGTGTTTCATCAACAGCAGTTACTATCGCAGAGCGTTGCCCAGATAAGGTGCGCATACGATTTCAAGCAGAGTTACGCAACATGCCTTATGATTTTGAAGCTGGTGCGAAAGCAACACAGTTACGCAAAATAGCTGATTGGAACGATGCTTTCAATGTCGATGAGATTAATATTGATGCTACAGGCGTTGGTGTTCGTCTTGAAGAAGATATGCGACGTTTGTTTGGTGCTAAAGTTGAGTCTGTAATATTTTCATCAAAAAACAAAGAAATAATGATTACCAATTTAAAGATATTGTGCGAGAAGCAGGGAATTGAACTTGTTGATGATTTAGAATTTATCGCACAGCTTCTTGCATTAGAAAAAGATGTTACCCCTTCTGGCAACATACGATACAAGCACATTAAAGGTAAAAAAGATGATAGAGTTTGGAGCGCGGCTCTTGCAGTAAAAGACATGGTGAACGCAGATACTTCTGGTGGATATGTATTAGGTGACGAGACTTATGTTGTTGGTGTCAATAAGCACCTTGATACATTGGAACCTATATCTGCGCCACAAAACATTATACTTATCTAGGATATCATATGAACTTTTTAAATTTCGCTAAGTCCCCAAAGAAACGTAAGGTGCTTCAAGATGGCAAAATGCGTATTGGCGAAGCTGGCTTACAGCTTGTCAATTGGGACGCGCTAGGAGGAGAGTCATATAATCCTGATGAGATTGGTATCTCTACATATAAGAAAATGATGCAAGACTCTGAAGTGCGAGCCGCATACAATTTGATAAAGTTTGCAACGCTTTCTCGTGATTGGAAAATCATCACCGCTGAACAATCAAAAAACAATGAAGAAATTGTAAAATCATTAATGTATACGTTTGAACATATGAATGGTCGCTTAGAAGGTGGTATATCTAATATTTTACTTGCGCTTCCATATGGGTTCTCAGTAATCGAAGTTGTCTATCAGCTAATCGCTGATGGTGAGTTTAAGGGTAAGGTTGGCATAAAGAAGATGAAAGGTCTCGACCCAGAGACAATCGAGTTTAAGTCAGACAAGTATGGCAATCTGAAGTATGTATTACAGGATACGACTGACTTTACTGGCAAGAAGATTAAACTACCTATCGATAGACTTATAATTTATACAAATGAAAAAGAGTTTGGCAATCATTATGGTACGCCGCGCTTGCGCTCAATCTATAAAAATTGGTTCATCAAAGATGTCGTAACGAAGTTTTGGAATATTGCACTAGAACGCTTTGGTATGCCAATGCTCGTTGGAAAAGTACCCAGTTCGAAAGACTTGGAAACGATGCGTGATGTACTCTCTAACGCTCAAGCTCGTTCTTCACTTGCTACTGTTGAGGGCTGGGAAGTATCAACACTCGAAACAGGTATTGGTCGTTCAAGTGGTGGTGATTATAAAACATGCTTAGATTATCATAGCGAGCAGATTGCTAAAGGTATGCTCATTCCTTCATCGATGTCAGACTCAGGTGGTGGTAGTTTCGCTAAAGCTAAAGTTGGATTTGACATCTTCGTATTGACACTTCGTTCATTAGAGCAAGACCTAACAAGTATCATTGAAAATTATCTTATTAAGCCACTTGTTGATTATAATTATGGTGAGCAAGACTCATACCCTCAGTTTGTATTCGAGCCTCTTACGCACGCAGAGTTCTTAGAACTTGCGAAAGCATTTGCGATACTCGTTAAGAGTGGCGTGATTGGTTCAGACGAAACATGGATGAGAGACAAGATGAGAGTTCCTAAACGCTCAGAACTTGTTGGTTCGGGTAAAAGTGCGTCAGTTGGTGGTAAGGGTTCGCTGGAAAAAGTTCCTCAGCCAGAGCCAGCAAAAACAACGCAACAGGTGAAAACGCCGAAACCATCTCGCAGTTCAAGTACGCGAGTACGCTAACTTTCTAGGAGTTTACAATGCAGTCGAAAATTAAAGATTTAGATAAACAGAAAAAGGGAGCCGAGTCTCTTGAACTTGTCAATTTTGCTAGCAAGCTAAGTATTCAGAGCTTGAAAGACATCGAGACACAAGAAACTGAAGATGGCTTGCTCATTAAAGGTATACCAGTATTTAAGGCAGGCACATATCGAGATACTGTGTATGACAAAGATTATATTGATAGAAACTTTATTGGTCAATTCAGCTCTGATGATGATATACCAATTCAAGCAGACCACAATCCCAGTGTATATGCTACGCTTGGTTGGGTGAAGAACTTATATCGTAAGTCGAAGACAATGTATTCAGATTTTTTACTTACGGATGAAAATGCAATTGCACGATGGAAAAAAGGCTTACTGAAGAAATTCTCCATTGGTGTCGATTTGATGCATGACAGAATCAGAGAAATTAGTATTGTCGCATTCCCGTATGTCAAATCAGCACGTATTCATAGTGAGGATGTAGCTGAGGACGGTTTCCCAATTGAAGTTACAGAGGTCAATGGAGCTTATTTTATCACGATTGAAGGTGAGCAGTATGAAGTGAAGCCTAACGAGACAAGCACCAATGCTCCTGGTAATATGTGGATGTTTATACCAATCAATTCGCGCGATGAAAATGGTGAGATTCGTCAAGAAGAATATATAACAATCACCGACGAGGACATAGACAACATTGATATCAAAGAAGATATCGCGGAAGATACAGATTATGGTGTTGATGACGATGGCGAATCTTTTAGTGAAGAAGACTTCGCTAACTGGTCAACTAAATACAAAAACTCTCTCCCTGACTCCAGCTTCTTACTTGTCAAGAAACCAGTCAAAGACAAGAATGGAGACAGAGCATTACCTATAAAAGACAAAGATGGAAAGATTTCTCGCCCCCACATCAAGAATTCACTAGCGAGAGCTGACCAAGTAAAAGGCTTTACTCCTGCTTTATTAGCAGAGGCAAAGGCAAAGTTACAACGCATATTTAAGAAATTAGGTATGTTGTCTGATGATAAAAGTACTGAGGTGAAAACAATGTTAAAGTTGGATGAGCTTAAGAAACTCGATTTGTCAAAAATTGAGGGTTCTGAAATTCTCAAAGAAGCGATTGAGCATATTACTGCTCTTGAGCAGGAGAGAGATAATGCTGTAACAAAGTCGAATGAGACTGCGAAGCAGATTGATGAACTTTCAAAGAAGATAAAAACGAGTACTGTAAATGAAAAAGTCGCTGAGTTGAAAGCCGCTGGGAAGATTACTCCTGCACAGGAGGAATCAACCAAGGCGTTTATGCTTACACTAAGCGATGAGAAGATACAAGACTTCGTAAAAGTCATGTCAAGCAATCCAAAGGTCGTTGATTTATCAGAAGCTGGTAAAGGTTCTGATGATGATGCGAGCAAGGATAAACTTGATATCGACAAATTAGAGGCTGCCGATATTAATCGCGTAGCTGAGAAGCTTGCCAAAGACAACAGTGTTGATTTTAATGAAGCACTGGATTGGTGTTACGATGGCAAGGTTAGTAAAGAAGGAAAGTTGCTGAGTTAAGCAACTTTATATAACGAAAAGGATATACAAATGGCCATCACCGAAACTTATGCTGGTAATATACAAGTGATACATGGTGGCGATGATTATAGCTTTAAAGCATCTGGTGCTCTGTGTGAAGGTAGAGTTGTTGAACTTAACACAGGCATAACAGACACTGTTACCATTCAACCGGCAGACGCGAACTCGAAAGTTGTTCTCGGCTATGTTGGCGCTGATTGGGAAGCTAATGATTACGCTGTGATGTACACGGGTGGTATTGCCCGACTCGAAGACAGTGGTAGTGGTATTACTATCGGAACGCGCGTATGCGCGGACACCCTTGGTACTATTAAAACACTACCATCTGGACAAGAGGCAGCCATTGTGGGAGTAGCTTTAGAGACGATTACAGCTTCCGAGTTTGGGAAGATATTCGTCAATATTTGTTACAACGATTAACTAGGAGATAGCGATGTTTAAATATGAAGTGCAATCCGATTTACAGCCCAAGAAGCTGACGGGAATCGCTATCAAGAAGACGCAGGGCGAAATGTTCGCCACTGATTTTCTTCCTGAGAGGTCGTTCCCAGAGTGGTCCGGGTATTACAAGACATGGAATAGCATCGGATTTGGACAGCTTGCACCAAGAGTTGGTGAAGGCGCTCCAGACGAGTTGTTAAGTACAGATTATACGGAAGAGTCATTCACCATGAAGGAGTATCGAATTGGTGGAAGACTTACCGAAAGAGCTATTAAGTTTTTAATGGCTAAGGACTCATCAGTACATCGTAGCGCTGGCCAGTCGCTTGTGCGCGATGAAATTGAGTTTCTTGCTGATACGCTCAGACTCCGAGAGGAGAAAGTAATTATAGACGCTATTGTTGGTGCTACTGGTAAAGCTACGGCTGTTACCAATACCGCTAATGGTAGATGGGATTTATCGACGGGAACGCCGATAAAAGATATTAGAACTGCGATTAAGAATATTCGGGAAGAGTGGCATACGAATCCTGATACACTTTTAATCACTCCACAGGTTGAGTTAGACCTGTTGACGCATTCTGATGTCACAGATATTCTGAAGTACAATGGGAGCGTCGGTCTTGGTGCTCAGATTGTACAGTCACAGGGTATCTCCCGTGCCATTCCGAGCTTTCTTGGTTTGGATGTCTATGTTACGGATGCTGTTACAACCGACATGATTCCAGTTCAGAACGTGGCAACGACTGCACGCGCTGAGTCACGTCTCGTTGAAGATACCTATGCGGTATGCTTCAAGAGAGGTGCTTCGACTGGTCTCACCTATGTGGCTGAACCATTAACCACAAGGCGTTGGTTCGAGAATGAGTATCGCTCACTGAGAGTCCAGCTGTTTAAGACTTTCACGACTGTGATATTCAGACCGAAGCAGTTATGTCTTATCACTGGCATATAACGTCAGTATAGTAGATAAGTAATATCAAACAGGGCACTAGGTAATTAAGAGAGTCTTAGACTCAGTGCCTAGTGCTCTGTTTTTTTATAAAGAATACAGTGAGGCGGAATGCTAACGGGAGAGAAACGTAATATGAAAGTAATTGCAATACTATTAGCTATAATGTTGTTAGCTGTACCAGTGTGTTTAGCAGATGTAACCAGTCGTGGTGTTTACACGACACAGAGTTCTAGTTTGACCGAGTGGTTGAACACCACAGACTCTATTTCTCATAACCATGGCTACGAGAAGTATGAACGACATACGCCAGCTGGTGTTGGTGCAGATGTTGTTGTTTATCAGAATGGTGGAGAAATACCTGCAATTGTAGAAGAAGTTGTTGTTGAAGCAAGACATGACTTTGCAAATGAAGAAACATCAGTATTCGGCGTTGTCCGATTAAATTTGTTTCAGCAAGTCAAGAGGCT